TATTATAGAATATTCAAATGAAATTGGTTATCCTATAATAGTTTCTGTTTTAGATAAACCTAAAAAAGGAATATTAAATTTATATGATGGTAAACAACCTCAAAAATGTCAAGATCGTGGTGACCGTAAAGTCAGACCAGTTCCATATAGTTTTTATGGAAAATGCCCAATACCAGGATATTATGTTCCACCACAGGGTCTTAAACGAGATGATTATATCACAAATCCAGATGGTTCTCTGAGTTATAAAAGAGAACCATGTTGTACAATTATTACAGAAACCGGATTGGATAAAGCAGGGAAACCAGTTAAAATAGTAAGCACAGGTAAAAGTACTGATACACTTGCAAGATATCAAGGTATTTTAAAAGATGGATATCCAGATGGTTTATTTGGGGAAACTGTTGATATACCAGATAAATTATCAGCTGTTTTTATTCCTGGTACAAAAATTTTAGAATCTCGTAATTTTAAAGGTCTTAATAGTTTTTCAGAAGATTTTTTAATTAATTGTATTCAAGATTCTGGTTATATCGGAGAACCAGACATATTTTCAAAAAAAACTGAAAAGGGAGACCTTTATACTTCATTTAAAAATGAAATGTTTCAAGAATATTATGTTTTAACTGGAAATACTGATCTTATTTTACAAGGAGCTACTGCTTTGACTAATTTTACAAATTTTACCAAACATGCATATATGATTACTCCTATTTTTAAAGATACCTTAAATGTATTATTATTTTTTGACAATCTTGGAAAATCTTATTTTATCAATTTAAATAAAGATGTTTCTGAATCAGGTATTCCTATAATTACAGAACTCTCAAATACTATAATAGAAGGGTATCTTTATCCTACCCCGGATTATATATTTTACCCAGTTGATATTATATTCTATAAAAATATAAATGTATCAAATTTAAGTTATTATATACCAAAAAGTAAAAATGGTAGATTTGATTATTTAATGTATACTACAAGTAAGATATCAAGTATACCTAATTTAGAATTAAGTATAGAAACTTTATTTGATCTTGATATAGTAAATTATTCAAAAAAATTTTTAAGTTATCCAGATATCAGTGGTCTTTTATATATTCCATTTGAAGAAAAATATCAAATTAAACAAATAAATAAAAAATTAATGTTATGGACTGATACCAAAAAAGAACAAATTATTGCGTTAAACGTAAATGCTGAAAATTTAAATTGGAAAGTAAGTATTGATAATAAACCGATTCCTGAAAATTTATTACCTCAGAAAAATGGTACTATAAAATTACCAAAAAAGTTTAAAATGGTCGATGGTGATATGATTTTATTTAAAATAAATTTTAATACAACTGATTATACCATTAATGGAGATAAACCACTAATACCACTTGAAAAAATTGATTATAAAATTAATGATTTCTCCGATGTTATTAATATATTAGATAGTATAAAAAATCCAATTTCTAAAAATGTTCTTAAAGATATCGAAAATATTCGTTATCCTGGTACTGTAGGCTTTACGTATAAAACAAAATATTATATGTTAACTGATGTTAATGAACCACTTAAATTATTTTAACAATATGAACTATTATTTAATAAAAACATGTAAAGATTACTCAAACTTGAAATAAATTTATCAAATGAGACTGAATAATCACCGACATATTCACATTCTATTTCATAAGTTTCATTTTTAATTTCATTTATATTATATGTTGATATAACTTTTGTAAGATCAAGTCTCCAATATTTATTTATATTATAAGAATGACGGTCTTTAAAACGGATATTATTATTGATAATACGATTATTAATATCAGAAGTAAGTCTTATTATTTTATTTGAAATCAATTCTTTTGAATATTCTAATTTAAATACAATATTATTATAAAGTTTTTGTCCTTTATCAGTTGGAAAAAATATAAAATTATCAATTTTCTTTTTATAAATATTTTCGATAGGGGTTCCATTTTGAATATCTTCTATATTTGCATATGTACTTCTATATTTACCACTTTCATCTGGTAAATTTAATGAAACATCTATTAATTTTGTTCGAGTAACTGGAAAATTTTGTTTCAAAAAATCATAAAGATAAAAAAATGTAAATTTATCAAGAATATTTCCTTTTTTTCCCCTTTTAAATAATCGAAGTTCCAATTCATTAGTTCCCTTAAGCTCAATTTTTTGGGGAATATATCTAGAATGTAAAGTAGTAGGTCTTAAATTACCTTCAGTAATTTCAACTTCAAGATCACGTTCATCAATTTTAACACGTTGGACACTTTTAATATTAAGATATTTTAAATAAACTTCACGTATTTCATTTTTTTCTTTATCTGTAAAGAACAAAGACTCTTTTAAAATACAAAGTATTAATTGACTTTTTGAAAAATTATTCATATATTTTTTAATATCATTGCCTTTTATTCCTTTTGTAATAAGTTCTAATGCAGGTTTTAATATATCTAATTTAAATGGATTTACGGCAGCTTCTAAAGCTGACATGACTGTATCATAACTATTTGCCCCTTTTTCAGTTCGCGCGCGTACAAGTGTAAATAAATTCTTTTGAGGATTAAATTTAGTTTGTAATACAAATTCAGCTACATCACCATCTTTAAATTCTCTTATATTTTTTGATGTAGGTATACAAGTTGCTGGGACAGGTTTTCCAACTTTTTGACTTACATTAAAAACTTGATCCGTTTTAGTTAAAAGATGCCAATTTGAATTATTAATGATTTTAATTTTAAAATCAACAGTTTGATCTTCTGATGGTTTCCATTTAAACTGTACATTGTCGTACATATTCCATGGTTTAAATGGTATATATGGTTTATCAAATGGTTGTAAAATTATACCATCTGATATCAAACTAAACTTTTTTAAACGTGTTTCGTTTGTAATATTATCAATGTATTTATAAATATCATTTGTTTCTAAAATAGTTGTAATGGGAAACCATTTTTTATAAGAACAAAAAAATTGATTATCTGTAAAAGTACTTGAATAAAATGGACTAAGTACGGTATCAACTGCTTGTTGTAAAATAATAAACCTTTGATCGTAATGATATTCCATCCAACTTTGAACAATAGAACTATTTTGATAAAAAAGAGTATCAAAAATTAAAAATTCAAATTCTCCAGATTTATAAGTTACAAGTTCTCCATCAAATAAAAATGGTTTTACAATATCAGGATTTAATCTATGACGTGTTCCATTAGTATTTTCAAAATAGAACATATTTAATGAACGATCTATAAAATAAATAAAACCTTCTTTTGAATTAAACATTAAAAAACGCTCACCGTCAACTTTTAAAGTCATTCCATAAACTAGTGAATTTGTAACTGGGTTTATGCGTAAAAGTTGTTTCATACAATTTTTTTCAAGTGTTACTGGCATTCCCCCAATAAAATCTTCATTTATACTTTCACGGTAATTATTTATAAATGAAAGGTATTGATCTTTAACATCAAAATATTCTTTATTTTCTACTTTTATTGTTTTAGGGTATGAAACAAATTGAATACTTCCATCTGGGGCTTTTATTGCAGTATTTTGTTCTGATATAACTAATTCTGTATATACCGGTAAACGGACTTTTTTAACCATTCTCTTTATTATTAAAAATATATTAATTTAAAGGAATAAATATATTAATAAAAAAAAGTAAAATAAAAAAAAGAATGTTTAAACTTGATAGTTCTTTTATCAATGAGTATTCCACGAAGAAAGCTCCATTTGGATTTAATGGACTCGGTGAAATTGTTTATATGCGTACATACAGTCGTCTTAAATCAGACGGGATTAATGAAAAATGGTATGAAACAATTCAGCGTGTAATTGAAGGAACATATAATTTACAAAAAAATCAAATTGAATCTTTAAATCTTGGATGGAATCCAGAACAAGCACAAAAATCAGCAAAAGAAATGTATACTAGAATGTTTGAAATGAAATTTTTACCACCTGGACGTGGTCTTTGGGCAATGGGAACAGATATAGTAAATAAAAAAGGACTTGCCGCAAGTTTAAATAATTGTGGATTTGTATCAACTAAAGATCTTCAATTAACTTGGAGTAAACCATTTATGTTTACTATGGACATGTCTATGCTTGGAGTTGGAATTGGATTTGATACTAAGGGGGCTGGTCAAATTGTTATTCAAAAACCAAATCCTAAACCAGAAATATATATCATTAACGATACACGTGAAGGATGGGTTAATAGCCTAGGTGCTTTACTTGATTCGTTTAATGGTAAAAATAATATTATATTTGATTATACTAAAATTCGTAAAATCGGAATTCCACTTAAAACATTTGGAGGTGTATCAAGTGGACCAGAGCCTCTAATTGAATTACATTTAAGTATACATAAAGTACTTATGAAAAATATTGGAACACCTGTTACAGTTACCACAATTGTCGACATTATGAACTTAATTGGTAAATGTGTTGTATCTGGAAACATTAGACGATGTTTACCAAAAGGAACACTTATTCATACTACCGAAGGACTTGTAAAAATTGAAAAAATAGAACCAGGAACAAAAGTATATACATCAACCGGCATTGAAGAAGTAAGTGAAATGGTTGAACAAGGTGAGCAAGAAGTAATTACAATCATTACCGAACTTGGAGAATTTGAATGTACCGAAAAACATAAAATTGCAGTTGTATCTGGAATTAATACATATATTTGGAAAATGGCACATGAACTTATTGATGGAGATTTACTTGTATTTCCGGAACATTTAGTTGAAGGAGTTAAAACAAATTTACCATCTTGGTCATATGAAAAAAAGAGTATTCATTCAACAACGTGTAAAGATATTATTATTCCTGATCTTGATGAAGGTATTGCTTGGCTAATTGGGTATTTACATGGAAATGGATGTGTTTTTCCTGCATTTGATAAAAATGGATTTAATGCATATGTAAGTTTTGCATGTGATCCAGAAAGACAAACTATTATAGATAAAGTAATATCTCAAGTTGAACGATTTGGTATTATACCAAATGCAAAACTAAGAACAAATGGGGCATTTATGATTAACTGTCAATCAAAACAACTTTCATGGTATTTTTCAAAGTTTAAAACAAGTAAAAAAGAAATTATAGTACCATCGTTTATTTTAGAAGGAGTTTCTTCCATTCGTGCAAGTTATCTTGCTGGTTTATTTGACGCAGATGGATCTTGTTTAACTAGACCTTTAAATTTATGTACTTCTATTTATCCAAATTTTTTAAAAAGTGTTCAATCAGTTTACGCATCACTTAATATTCCATCTAAATTAAAAAGTCACAGGCAACCTATAGGAGAATGGAAAGAACTTTATCATCTTAATTTAGTTGGTGAATTTCCACTTAATAATTTTATTAAAAATATTTCTAAATATTCACTTAAATATGTAGATAAAATTCCCAATAAAAGTCAATATGATTATGGTTATCCTTCACAAATGATAAAAGATGCAGGTATAAGGTATGGAAATCATTGGTCAATTCAACAAAAACAAATGACTATTGGAACATTAAATAGATGCGGTGTCGATATTAATTTTTATCCTATTAAATTTATTGAAATTAAACGTACAGGTAAAATATGTGAAACTTATGATATTTCTGTTCCTAGTGCAAAAGAATTTATTGCAGCAGAAGGACTTTTAGTTCACAATACGGCATTGATAAGCTTTGGTGAATCTGGTAGCACAGAATTTATGGACCTTAAAGATTACACCTTAAATCCACACCGCATGGACTATGGATGGACATCAAATAACTCAATTTTTGCCGAACTTGGAATGGACTATACTGAAATTGCCAAAAGAATAAATATTAACGGAGAGCCTGGTCTTGCCTGGTTAGAAAACATGAAAGGGTATTCAAGAATGTGCGATCCACCTGATAATAAAGACTATCGCGTTATGGGAGGTAATCCGTGTTTAGAGCAATCGTTAGAAAACATGGAACTTTGCAACCTTTCAGAAAATTTTCTAAACCGTGCAGAGTCACTGGAAGACTTCTTGCGAACACTTAAATTTAGCTACCTTTATTCTAAAACAGTTACTTTGGCACAAACTCATTGTGCTGAAACCAATCGCGTTCAGCTTCGCAACAGACGTATAGGTTGTAGTGTATCTGGAGTTGCACAGTTTCTTAGTAAATACGATCTTCATACTCTTAATAAATGGCTTGATACTGGGTATAACACTGTTAAAAAATGGGATAGTATTTATTCAGATTGGTTTTGTATTCCAAAATCTATTAAAATGACTTCAGTAAAACCATCTGGTACAGTATCTTTACTTGCTGGCGCAACACCAGGTATGCATTATCCAGAATCTCGTTTTTATATTCGTAGAATGAGACTTGCCATTACAAGCCCACTTATTTTACCTCTTAAAAATGCAGGATATCACGTCGAACCATGTGTAGGTTCTGAACTCACTACCGTAGTTGTAGAGATACCTATTGATGTTGGTGAAGGTATTCGTACTGTAAATGATGTAAGTATGTGGGAACAACTTAGTTTAGCTGCAAATATGCAACGTTGGTGGGCTGATAATCAAGTTAGTTGCACAATAACTTTTAAACCAGAGACAGAAGGTAAACATATTGCCTCTGCATTAGATTATTTTCAATATCAGCTAAAAGGTATATCATTTTTACCAAAGCTAAGTTATGGAGCATATCCACAAATGCCATATGAAGAAATATCTGAAAGTGTTTATAATGAAGTTAATTTAAAAGTATTAGATATCAATACTTATTCAGAGGAGTCGGAAGGAGAAAAATACTGTGACGGTGATAGTTGTTCCAGGAATTAAAATAAAAAATAAAAAAATAAAAAAAAATAAAAAAATAAAAAAAAATAAAAAAAAATAAAAAAATAAAAAAAATACTAGTTAATTTAAATGA